GGATCTGCTAATGCTAACCAATATTACAGACGTGTACAGGTTGCCAATTTGATGTAAGCAACTTGTTACTTTTGTAACATATTAAAAGAGGCGGCTTTCGGGTCGCCTTTTTTTTGCCTTTCTTATACCTTATAAATACTACTATGAAGAAAATACTAAAACAATACCTCTACATATTTCTAACAGTTCTTTTACTATTGAGTGTAACTCTTATTTTAAGTAATAATGAACCTAATCCACTAGTAGAATTAGAAGAAAAGATTAAAAAAGTAGAACAAAAAGAAATTGTTTTAACACCAAACGAAAAAGAGTTAGAGAAAGAAGCTAACGAAAAAGATTGGAATGAAGTAGATAAGAACACTACTAAATAGTAATATGACAATTACAAACTCTTTTACTAGACAACCTACGAAATTAGATTATGCTAGTCCTACTCAGTTTAAATTTAGTATATCAAAACTGCCTAAAGTAGAATACTTTTGTACAGCAGTTAATATACCTGGTGTCAACTTAGGTGAAACTACACAGGCAACTCCACTAAAAAGGATACCTATACCTGGTGACACACTAGTTTACGAACCATTACAGATGACTTTTTTGGTTGATGAGAATTTAGAGAACTTCCAAGAGATACATGGATGGTTAGTTGGTTTAGGATTTCCTAGAGATCATAAAGAGTTTCAAAATTTACTTAGAGCTGGTAGTGATAGATTTCCAAATAGAAATACATCAAACGTTTCAAGTGAAGCTGGAAGGTCAAAGTATGCTGCAGCAGATGCTGGTCCAACACTATCTGACGCTACTTTAACTGTATTGTCAAGTAAAAATAATGCACAAGTTGAAATAAGATTTAGAGACTTATATCCGACAGGCGTAACTGGTTTACAATATAACCAACAAGCGGCTGATGTGGATTATCTAACAGCGACAGTATCATTTAGTTATTTAATATATGACTTTGCTAATGTAGGGTCATCAACAACAACAGTAACATCATCATAGACCAAATTAATTCTAGTCCTCAACTACTCGACTGTATAAATAGATGTATGAAAAAGACTCATAATCATCATATTATACCTAGACATGCGGGTGGTACAGACGACCCTAGTAATCTAATAGAACTAACTGTTGAAGAACACGCTGAAGAACATAGGAAATTGTTTGAGAAGTATGGACGTTGGGAAGATGAACTAGCGTGGAAAGCGATATCAGGTCAGGTACCTAGTTATCAAGTCGCTCAGTTGGCGAGAAGATATGCGCAATTAGGAAGAAAGGCGACTAAAGAAGCGAAGGAGAAACAAAGTATGGCGAAAATAGGAAATAAAAATGCGTTGGGTAATAAGGCGAGATTGGGACAACCACATACTGAGAAAACAAAAAAGAAATTAAGTCTCGCTAAAACAGGAGAGAAAAATCCTCAATGGGGTAAGTTTGGTTTGGCGAATTCCTTTGGTGGAAAGACCCATGATGAAGAAACAAGAAAACGAATAGGTGACGCCGTTAGACTCGGACATGCGAGAAGACGAGAGATACTTAACAACACGACTAAATAGTTAAATAGAATATAATGGAGTTATTATGGATTTGGAACAATTACAAGACTTGGCTGACAAGAAACTAAAGATTAACGATATAGAGTTAGATATAGAATCATTAAAGACACCTGCGTTACACAATGAGTTTATGAAACACTTAACAAAGTTTAAATTATTGTTAAGTAAAGCACAAGTAGAATATCATACACAAAGAAAACGAAAGTGGGAATACTACACTGGTAAGGCACCAGCAGAAGTATATACACTAAAACCCTTTAGCTTAAAATTATTAAAAACAGATGTTGACAAGTATCTGGACGCTGATCCTGAACTAGTAAAATATAAGCAAAAGGTAGAATACATAGAAACAGTTGTAGATTTTTTAGATAGAACCCTTAGACAAATATCAATGCGTGGTTTTCAAATAAAAAATGCTATTGACTGGAGGAAATTTACTAGTGGCGCTATTTAATTATCCCAAATATAGTCATTTAATATAAAAGATTGGGATATTATAAATAATAGTATGGCCTCTTTGATTTATCAAATAACAAATACAATCACAAACCAGAAGTATATTGGTTGGACTAAAAAAACAGCCAAAGATCGGTTTAAGGTACATTGTCAATGTGCCAAACGAGGTGATAAATCATATCTATACAATTCAATTAGAAAATATAACGAAGATAACTTTATAGTTGAAGAACTTGAAAGAGGGAATGATGATGTACATATGTTAAAGGAAAGAGAACCTTATTACATATCTCAATTATCAAAGAAAGAAAGACTAAACATTACAAACGGTGGTTATGGTGGCGTAACATCTACAAGTTTCAAAAAAGGCCAATTACCTTGGAATACAGGTAAAAAAGCACCAAAGATAGCTAAAGCAAGAAAAGAATATTGGATAGAATGGAGAAAAGAGCATCCTAATTATAAAGATAAATGGAAAGTAAATACTGTAGAAAAATTAGGTTTTACGGAACAAGAGAGAAAAGAAAGAAGTAAAAGAATATCAAAAATCAATCAAAAGAAAATAAAGTGTCCTCATTGTAGTGTTATAGGTAATTTAGCAAATATGAAAAGATGGCATTTTGATAAGTGTAATGACAGTAACTAGATATTTAATAATAGATAAAGTAAATGAAGTTTATCTTAAAATAGAAGCTGATGCTGATATTAGACGAGAGCTAGGTCAATTTTTTACTTTCGAAGTTCCTGGTTATAAGTTTATGCCTAATTTTCGAAACCGCCAATGGGACGGTAAGATACGTTTATTCACATATGCAACTGGTCAAATATATGCTGGATTGTATCCTTATATTATTAATTGGTGTAAAGATAATGATGTACACGTTGTTGATGGAACTAAAATAAAACACAACAAAGTAGATGACAAGAAGGTAGACGACTTAATCAAAGCGCTTAAACTACCACACGAAGTTAGAGATTATCAAAGAGAAGCTTTTAAATATTCTGTTGAAAAAGATAGATGTCTATTAGTATCTCCTACAGCCTCCGGTAAATCTCTCATAATCTACCTCATGGTGATCTTTAATTTATTACGACTGAAAGATACTAAACAAGACAAGATCCTGATTATAGTGCCCACTACATCGCTTGTAGAGCAGTTATTTAAGGACTTTATAGACTATGGTTATAATAGTGAAAGAAACGTACATAGAATATATCAAGGCCATGAAAAAGAAACTAATAAAAGAGTTATTATATCTACTTGGCAATCAGTTTACAATTTACCTAAGAAATGGTTTAATCAGTTTGGTATGATTATTGGTGATGAAGCTCACTTGTTTAAAGCAATGTCATTAACTAAACTTATGACTAAATTAGAAAAATGTAAATATAGAGTTGGTCTTACCGGTACCTTAGATGGTAGTAAAACTCACAAGTTAGTATTAGAAGGATTGTTTGGTGCTGTTAATAAAGTAGTATCTACAAGTGAATTAATAGAAACAGGTAAACTAGCTGATTTAAAAATTATGTGTTTAGTATTACAACACGATCAAACAGCTCGTCATTTTTTAAAAGAGAAATCTTACCAGGAAGAGATGGACTATTTGGTGTCAAATGAAAAAAGAAATAAGTATATAAGAAACTTGGCGACTTCACTAAATGGAAACACACTATGTTTATTTCAATATGTAGAAAAACACGGAAAGAACTTATATGAAACTATACGAGAACGAGCAACAGACAAACAAGTCTTCTATGTTCATGGAGGAGTTGACACAGAACAACGAGAAAAGATTAGAGAAATTACCGAGAAATCTGACAACGCTATTATCGTTGCAAGTTATGGGACTTTCTCTACAGGCATTAATATACGGAACTTGCATAACATTATTTTTGCTAGTCCTAGTAAATCTAGGATAAGAAACTTACAAAGTATTGGTAGAGGTTTAAGATTAAAAGATGATAACAGCACAGCCACTTTATATGATATAGCTGATGATATTTCATACAAAGGTAAAGCGAATTACACACTACATCACTTTAAGGAAAGAATAAATATATACAATAGCGAAGATTTCAATTACGAAATCCATAACGTGGAGTTAAACAATGGTACAAAAGATAACACCAAGTCCGATTAAAATTATCAAGTTAGTAAACGGTGATGATATAGTTTGTTCATTACCAGCTGAACAACTTGGTGAGAAGTCTCCTATGTTAAGGTTAAATAAACCTTTACAGGTAAAGTATATACCTCAATTTACTACTCAAGGTTTAAAAGACTATGTAGCTCTAATCAAATGGAGCCCATATACAAGAGACCCTATTTTAACTATTCCAAAAGATAAGATATTAACTATTGTAAATGCTAATCCAGATATGAGTAAGAGTTACAATCATGTAATTGTTACTTATGATAAGTCTGAACCTTTAGCTAAGAAAGAGAAGCCGGCGGCATTCTCCCGGGAAAGATTAAGTGATGAAGATAACGATAGAGTTAATGAAATATTTGATGAACTTGATGATAATGATTTTCTTCCTAAGAAGACTGTACACTAATAGACTCTATTCTCTGTCATCGCTCAACACGCTCAGTATATCAAAAAACTCTGAGAAAGTCAACCCTGGAATGAGGTTAAATATAATTAATTCTAATAGCTTAAAACATTGACAATTATGATGAAAGGTGATATATTAAGAACATGAGTAAAGCAAAAAAAGAACATTACGTTAATAACAAAGAATTTTTAGAGGCTATGACAGCCTACAAAAAAGAAGTACAGCAATCATTAAAAAAGAAAAAAGACAAACCACTAGTAACTGATTATATTGGTAGTTGTTTTTTGAAGATAGCGAATCACTTATCTTATAGACCTAACTTTATCAATTATACATTTAGAGACGATATGGTTAGTGATGGTATAGAAAACTGTTTACAATACCTAGATAATT